CGCTAGGGAGTCTTCGAATCTTTTTTTGCTTCTGCTTCGCTGAGGGGTACATAGAGCTCCTGCATACGAACGAGGACTACTTCCGTCTGTGGATCCGGCAGAGTATCCAGAAAGTCTACTGAAACGGCTGAGTCCCACGACCAGGCAACCGTTCCATGTATTAGGTAGGCATCGTCATCTGCGTCAACATCGAAGGACTCCAGATCCTGAAACATCCGCCTCTTCAGGGCCTCTTTATCTTCGAAGTCGATATCCTCATTTGGATCAATCTTGGGTAGATTCTTCATGGCGGACTTCCTTATGGCCTTCCGCATACCTCGTGTCACCAGAGTCCGTATAGTCCACCATGACCCATCAGAGAATCTAAACGTCTCCTCATCACTGGGCTCATTCACCTCAATAGTAAAATCTTCGGGCTGGGTTAACATGACTAGGCACCTCTATCTGTTTGGTTTAAGTGAATATGGATAAGCGGAGAAAGCTCGCTCTCTATCGAATTCGGCTTCTAGATCCGTTCCGCATTGAGGACAATACTTCACTGCAATCCCCTGGCTACGCCAGCCTGATCCACTGCGGAAGGCCGGTTGCCACCGAGGCCCCGTCCCAGATGGACATACATGCCGTATCTCCTGGTTGACTGTAATCGGCATTACGTACTCCGTGGATTAGACTGTGCCTACTGTGACCGTCCCATCGACAACGAATCGGGCCTCGTAGCCCACTCTCTCTCGAATAGCCGCAGACGGCCTATAGGATAGGCACAGGGATTCCCCATTGAACTTACGCCTGCCCGAGGCAGTGCCGAAGGGATAGAACTCCCAGGATCCCAGCGTACCAACCAGAGTGGCGAACACCGGATCCGATCCATCTGTCTGGTCATCAACGAAGCCAGCTAGGGTGTATTCCCCGCTCTGTTCGATCCCCGCAATGAATCGCTCCCCAGTATCATTAAAGCTGGTGACGTCGATCTGAGCCACTTCCTTACCTGGGGGATTGCTCACTGAATCGATATACTGAGTCATGTTCTTGAGCGTCCCCAGGTTATTATCCTGCTTCCACTCGGTGTTTCCGTTGACGATGTACTTGGCCATCGTTATACCTCCTTGATCGCTCCCTTATCTAGAAGGCGAGCTATGTTTAGTCGCTGTCCACCTGGGCACGTCACATCCGATAAGCTAAACTCTTCATCCTTTCCATATCCTCTCCAGTACTTCTTAAGAGGGATCCCCTTTTTATCAACGGGTTCGAAGGATATCCCATCACATATGACTCTGTATCTCTTATCCTCTTTTGAAGATGATGGCATAAATCGCCGTCCCCGCTGTAGTACTGGAATACGCTGCTCGATAGTAGCGATCCAGGGTTCCTGATGTGGACACCTTAGCCGCTGTCGGAGCAGTAGCCAGGAATGTCGTGAATACAGCCCATGTTGTACCGTCCGAGCTATCCTCAACTCGAAGGGTTCCGCTCCCCGTGGCCAGGTTCCCCGCCATGCTGAACATGTGGGCATACATGGTTCCACCCGCCGTGGACAGCGCTCCGGCGTCCAGGGTGCCGAAGTTAGCGGCTGCGGTTCCTGTGGTCTTGGGAGCCATCAGCTCGCTTCGATCCCAGGCCTGATCCGGCCTTGTGATGGTCTCCTGACGCACCATGTCCCTAATGTTTATGGGATTCCTGGCAGCATACATTTGTCCAGTGGATCCGTAGGATACTGATCCGGTATTACTTCCAATGACGACACTGATAACTCGATTACCGCTCCCGAGGTGCGTTCCAACAGCGTCGTTCATAGAGTCGCTGTCTTCCAGGAGCCCTGCCCACTCAAATCCATCTGCACGGACTCCCCCCACCATCCGCTCACCTGAGTCCTGGAAGGTGGTGGAGTCTATTCCAGGCGCAGCTAGCTCGATAGAGAAGCTTGTAGTGGCCGGAGTTAGATCATACTTATCGAAGTAGACCTTAACGTCCCTAAACAGGAATTTAGCCATTTCTTCTCCATTTAGTCTCGATTGCGCTGATCATTGATCTCAGATGCATATCTATCTTGGGAGAGGCCGTGTCCATTGCCCTGGTTAGCGTCTTATATCCCTCCCTCCCCTGCTGGAAGATACGCCTTGCTATTGAGAAGGCCGCTCCTCTGGGATTAGTGAATCCCTTTCGTCTGGCCCACTTCTCAATCGGCTCTACGGGAGGTCTCTTCCCTGGACGCTGACCGAACTCCAGAGTGGGTGCGTATTCCAGATTAGATCCCACCACGGCCTGGGTAGGTGCCACATCCGTAGTGATGGATCCCCTGTATCGGCCAGTATCGACAGGAGCGTCCTCCTTGGCTATCGCCTCCACCTCGAACACGCTACTACTGAGGAAGTCCTTGAGAGGGCCTCCGATGAACTTCTTATTCTTCATCTGCCGCTGGACGTCCTTGAGCTCATCGTCAGACAGGTCGAACTTTATTGGAGATACTGGCATCAGCCTACCGTCTTAATGACCCAGATGATGAGATCGAATCCGAAGTAGTTGCCTCCACCTAGGGACTTACGTCCGATCCCCTCCGCTCTCAAAATAGAGGAGTCGTCCGCTTTGCTGTCCAGTGTGGGATCCTGCTCCAGGGCTCTCTTGATACTGGCAGATGTGTCAGTGGGATCTACGTGGTCATAAAGCTTAGCAAATCCCGCAGCGTCATCCACGGAGGACACCAGGACGATGGCCGCTATCTCCATTGAGAATGAGTTTCCCCCGAAGGCCAGCTGATAGTCAACCGATCTGGGGACAAGGATCACCGATGGAGTAACCGAGACGGAGTCGACAGGATAATCGAAGACCTTGATATCAGACACGTTGGCCTCGATGACCGTCTTTATCCCTCCAAGCACATCTGATAGATTACTCATTAGATCGGCACTTTACGATATGGAGTAATGAGGGCCTTGACATCCTGATCCAGACCTCCCGCCCAGGTCACTACCTGCCCTGTCTCGGCAAGGCCTATAGTGTCGGCGTATCCGGAGTCCTTGCGCTTCCACATCCTAGCGGTCTGGATAAGGACAGCCTCCTGAATCGCGCCTGGGAACCTTATGAGATTAACGGACTTGTTAGTGTGAGCCGTCCCTACCGTATTATTAATGGCTCGGGATACCGTGGCTGCCGTCCCACTCGTGGTGATTACATACACCAGTTCATCATCAATTAAACACGTATGTCCAGGCTCAATGGTGCCCGTGGCGCTCCCCGTGAGTACCATTGAAGTAGCAGTGGCATCAGCGAGAGTCCCGTTCAGTCCACTATCCGAGGTGACCTTCTGGAATCCCCAGGTGCCTACCAATTGGTAGTTATTCTGTTCCCTAATGAACTCATCCTGAGTCCCATTCGACTTGTCGCTCACCTGAAGATGAGTGTAGGGCCTCGCCTTCCCCGAGGTGGAAGTGGGACTAGCTCTTAGTGGGTAGAGGATATAATCGTCAAATCCCCAGGTAGTATCGAATGTACCGTCCAGGTTATTATCCTCTTTTACAGAAGACAGAGAGATGAGGTCTGGGACACGAAGCGTTCCTCCCCCTGGCCCATCGAAAGTAAGAGTGGCTATCTCGTAATAGAAGAATCGATTGCACCACAGATCGACTTCACGAGAGACGTTCTCCAGTAACATAAGCATACGCTTATCCAGAGCCGTCCCCGTGCTTAGATTAAATCCCCCCTGATCCTTAATCGTCTGGAGATCTAGATATGAATTATTCATCCTTTGGCAGGGTTCACTTTAGACATAATGTCCGAGGCCGATACTACAGACGAATTAAGATGAGCCAGCCCAGCCGCAATCTCCCTCTTCATCATAGCCTGCCAAACAGTGTCAGAATCACCTGAAGTACGTTGGTGCCTAACAGATCGAGTTTCAAAGGAGCCATCAGGCAAGGCAACATCGTTCTCATAAACCAACGTGGCCACGTCCTTGCCACTTGTCCCGCCAGTTGGTGCGTTTGCCGTTTTTAAAGTCCAAGTCATGCTTCTCTCCTAATTGTGAAGCGCTGAATCTACAGCGAAGGTAAAGTCACCAGTAGATCCACCCGCTGCAAATACCCACTTGACTCGTAGTGAATCTCCTAGAACCATCGCCCTCACAGTAGCGTCTCCTATAGCCGCATCCTGATCAGCAAAGAACTCGTCAACCGCGAACCCAGAAGCAGCCTCAGCGAGGATTTGGCTTAGTTCACCAGTCCACGGCCCCCAAGAGACGTTCTCATGAGTAACACCAGTGGCACGAGTGAAGCCCACAATATCTTGCCAATCACCACTAGGGCTCTGCGTCTGGATATAAACGTCCAAGGTAGGAGAACCGCCTGATGGTGCGGCAGTCACGTCTAACCTTGCCCAGAAGCTCTTCACCCATCCCACATCATCCAGAGCAGTTGAAGTCCCACTGGCCTCACCAGCAGCCGCAGAAGCCCTGAGAGCTAAGTCCCCGCCGATTTGAGCTACGTTGAGTGCGCCCAGGCCAGGCCCAGAGTCGCCGCCGGTACGAAGTCGATCGTAAAGCGCGTCGGGAGCGAGGGCATTTAACCCTACGGCCATCGCTCTGGCGTTTCCACCGCTGTCTATTGATAGCCTAGGAGGATTATCACCATCCCCCTGGTTATTGGACGCGGTTATTTGGGTAGATAGTAGATAGCCATTTGGGCTTACCCGTATCCTCCGGACATCGCCTTCGTCGGCGTTTACAGTACCGGACTCATCGACGCTGCCAGCGATTTGGATGGGAGCGCCAAGTTCAGGCGCATCGGAATCAGCAGGGCCAACCATGATGAGACGGCCTGAGTCATCTACTAGGATATCAGCCGCATCGTCATCATCAACGGTATCGGGAGTTCCCGCTTGATAACGTCCGCCTACTTTTAATGGATTACCCACATTAGCCGCATCATGAGCAGCGGCCCCCTGCACCTTAACTCCATTGGCATCAAGCAGGGCATTACCATTAGCGTCAACTAACAGGGCATTCAGCGCATCCGCTGTATCATCGTGGATGTTATTTAGTATCTGCTGAGGCGTCTTGTTCTCATTAGCGGGCATAGACTACACCACCCTCGTAGCGATCCTTGCGTTGCGGCTTCGGTGCCAAGATTGTCTTAGAAGTTTGCGCTTCTGGGGACTCATTCTCGTCGTGACCATCTCCGCTGGTGTGATCTGCGACGTGAGAAAGGAGCACACGTGGTTGTGTGGATCGTCTACTCCCGTCACGTCGCATATGTAATCCTTCTCGACGAGCTTAGCCCCTACCCTGTCGGCGACCTCCGTCCATGTTCCAGCGGGGATCCTCAGATTAGGGGATCCCCTTCTGGTCACGGTTGCAGTAGTATGGGCATAGATCAACATGGTTATCCCTCGATCAGGAAGTATTCGACGATCAGAGCCCCAACGGCTGTGCTGGTCGTGGTGTCCGAGTGAGTCATGTTGATACTGTTGTTCGTCCCCGATCCGCCTGGCCCCAGGAGCATGTGGAAGATGTTGATGCCGCCCAATGTGGCGCTGGCGGCTACCGTACCCACGATCTCCTGAGTGTAGTGGACACCAACTGTCATGGTGCCACCATCGATCTGGTCGGTAGCGTTCCCAGTGCCATCGCTGCCTCTGCCCAGATCGAAGGTGCCAGTACCAGCTGTGGTGAAGACCACGTAGGTCTTGACGCAGACGGTTCCGGTTTCAGGGTTGATCCAGTTAGTAGCGGCATTGGCCGTGCTGGTCGTCGCAAGGGGTATCCTGACGGCCATGACCGACCTGTAGTTACCTGTCCCAGACGAGGGAACCATGTCAACTACTAGCTGAGGAGTCGGGTCTTGTTGCTTAATATTCGGCTTCATCCCGTGTTTATTCCTCCTTTAATCCACGTAAGGGAATTAGAGTAAGCAGTCTGGATTAGGCTGCTATGTTCCTGACGACTGAGGTGTGGGTAGCAGTGCCCCTGCTGGCCGCTCTCTGTTCGAAAG